TAGCTGAGTCTGCAAACACCAGCGAGCCATCTACGAGGTAATCTTCCGAAGCGGGAATAGACGGATCGAGCAGAACGTCAGTAATCGACTGATGGCCTGCGAGTGCAGGGTCAAGGAAGATTTCAGCACTGATTGAGCCGGGATCGGTGTAGCCGGTCGGCTTCTTTACGATAGACGGCCCCGACTGGTCCAGTGTGCGAGCCTCGTATGTCTCGGTAGTGGCTTCGCTCACATCAATCGAGATGACCTGAGCAACCGCAGCCAGTACACCACCAGCCACAACGAAGTTTAGAACCGTTCCTTTAGTTGGCTGAATTGCCATTTATTCACCTCATTTATATTGAAATTGGAAGTAAACTGTTGTTACGAATTGACCGATTGAACCGTCATTCAGATACTCGTGGTCATCCTCTGAATCGAGATAAAGCGAAGCCTTGCAGGTCTGGCTTCCCATCGCCCCGGTGAAGTCCTCAAACGCCGCTATAACAGCATCTGCCAGGTCTACCGCACCCTTCTCAGTCGTCGCCCTGCACTCAATATCGAAGTCAGCAAACCGCAGATCACCAGCACCTCCTAGATGGTTGTTTGGCTCCTCGTTGGTTTTGATAATCGTGATGTTCGGAAGTCCGACATCCTGCCGAATCGCCGTTACAAAGATGTTGCTTGTAATGTCCGTGATGGTTGACTCTGCCAGCATCGCCGCCCGTAAGCCCGCCTGAATGCTCACCTGTTGGCCTCCTTCTCGATGCCCTTATAAAGTGAGTCTTTCAGTTTGCGTATTGCCTGCGGCATGGATGTGCTCGCTGCTTTTCGAACAAAGTCGTTGCCGTCAATCTTGCCGGTTGGTTGCCCAACGTTCGGCGTGTTCTCAATGTCTCTTTTCTTGCCGGTGATCCGTCGGCTTTTCGTTCCGAGGATGACAAGATGTGCGTGCGGTGCGCTCTTGGTTCGCGGCTTCACGTTGCCAGCATCGTCTGTCTTGTTTGTCTTCCCAACGTTCGGACCAACCCTCAAACCTTGGAAGTCAACGCCTGATTTAAAGTTCTTGCTGATCTTGGTAGAGGCTCCGATTGACTTCTTCAGCGTCTTTGTCTTGCCAACTGGTGCGCGTTTCGCAATTGCCTTTTTCAAAACCGTTCCAGCTTTGCCCATCGCTGATCGGGTGACCTTCTTGCGTGTCTTCTCCTGTAACCGCTCCAGCTTCTTGTCTAGCTGCTTGTCACCGGTCAGATAGGTTGCAAAGAATGATTTAGCCATCAGACGACCTCCTTCGTGCTGATCTCGACCGTGCGCCGGTCCTCATCCTTGTCCAGCACTGAGAGAATCTGAAATGTTCTGTCGTTCCAGGTCAGTCGCATTTCCGGCGTTGCGGCTCGCGTCTTTGCCGTGCTCGAAACTTCCCAGAGATGCGAGAGATCAGTGTGTACTTTCGACGCTTGGAAAAACTCTCTGCCGCCTCTTGTAGATACGTTTGCGTATGCCTTGGTATGCTGTTCCCAACTGGTGGAAGCTGATAAGTCGTGCGTCCCATAGTCGGAGTCATACCCCGTTGTTTTCGGTTTCTCGATGGTTACAAGTTTTGTCTTACGCCGCTTGCTGGTGGCGTCACATGCACATCGCATCACATCCCCCAATTCAAGCGAGAAAGTAAGTTCTGGACGGCGTGTTCGTTGCCGTCGCAGTTGTTGTAGGAATCTTGTACGATCATTTTGACAGCATGTTTTGCGATCTCTGGCACATCGTCGGCAGTCCCATAGCCAGCCGTAAAAGTGATCTCAACCGCCTGTTCTTTTTGCCGGACCACGGGCCATACCTGGTTATAAGCCAGCCGGATTTCTGCCGGTTCGCGTTGCAGGAATGTTTCATAAACAGAGCTGGAAAGCGTCTGCCATTCGCCGTCAGTGTCCACGTATCTGATCTGCGTAACCGATGCCACCGGTGCTTTGCGGATCTGCATCACATCGCTAAAGCAGGGCAGGTAGAGCTTCCAGGTAGCAGTCACAAGTTGACGGCGTGTATCACTCTCAATGCGTTCCACGGCCATCTTCTCAAGCTCAGCCAAGAATGAATCATCCTCGTTGTCGTACAGATCCACATACCGCCGCAGATCGCACGCAGCGACAACCGGTCCTGTCGGTGCCGTTGATAATTCAAACTCGCTTGCTATGCCCTTGCTTGCTACCATTACGCTTCCTGGTCTTCTTTGGCTTCACTTCTGCGCAGATACCACGGGAGATCAAGAGATTGGCCGCACCATCGGGCCAATCCTTGACCGTGTCCCGTCTGTTTCCGCGCCATTCACGCAAAAACTTGACCTTCATATCAGATCCTCAGAATGTCGCCTGCTCCGCGTTCGGTAGCGGTATCAGGTGAGTCTGCCCCGCGTGACAGGATGCACCACGCAGACAGGAAACCACCGGCAGTACCGTCGCCATTAGTGGCTACCAAGTCGATGAAGCGGTCAGTCTTACGCAGGTCGATTTCGAACATGAAAACGGTGTCGTCATCGGTTGCACTTGGCAGGCTTGAAGTGCTGCCTGCAATGTTGGTCGATGTACCGTAAACAAGCCCGGTAACGTCCGAGTAAGAACCGCCCGAAGTATCGCAGTCCTGAATTTTCAGCGCGGTCATGGCGATGTCAGTAGTACCGACTCGCACAAACACCTGTGCGTAGTCCCATCCTTTTGTGTCGATAGCGGCAGTGGTAAGACTGTCATTGTCAATCAGTGCCTCACCGAACCCGATATCAACGTATTTTGTTTTCTGTGCTGGAATCATTTTGTTCCCTCAAGATAAAGCTGTGATTTATGAGAAACCCGCCGCCAGTGTTTGACGGCGGGTCATTTATTAGCTGCCGGGAGTTGACAGCATCAGAATCGGTCCAGCATCGCCAGAGGCTGCGCCGTACTCGTGGACGTTGATGCCGAATCGCTGCGTTCCCTTGATGGCGATCTGGTCAGAGGTGAAGAGCACTTCATTGCTGGTGCTCATACTCATTCCAGTTCGGCTGGCAAGGGTTGCAGCCATATTCAAGTCACCGAAGTAACACAGGCCGTCAGTCGAGGTCTGTGCTGCGGTCGTGGTGTTCAACACCTGAGAGATAACAACCGGGTATCCCAGGAACTGAAGCTGCGGAGCACCTGACAGGTCGGTCTTGGTATTACCACCGGCTGCATCCAGCAGACGTGCCATTGATGCCCAATAACCAACCTTGGAGATGTACCACTTAGCATTCGCTTCAGCGTACTGAGGTAATTGTCCGACCATGCCTTCGAAGTCTGCCAGATCCAGCGTGCTGAAAGCGGTGTTACCCGTTGCAGCCGTGTAAGTGCTGGTCGTCAACAGCTTGTTCTTCAGGCCAACGATCCCGCCGTAAGTCGCTGTGCCGTCACCCAAGAAACCACATTCGTCTTCCTTCTTGGCGAAAGCGTAAGCGATATCACGGGCTACCTGGTCCGCAATTGAGATAACCGAATCAGCAGAAAGCTCAATGCTCATTTTTGCGAGCGCCATCAGCTTACGGCAGACCAGTTCAATATTCTTCCACTGTGAATCAGAGTAAGTGCCGGATTCACCCTCACCCACGAACGAAGCAGTGATACCACCAACGGGACGCGATATGGTTTTCACGTCCGAAGACATGGTTTCAACCATTGCGTTCTGTCGGAACACGCCGTACATCTCACGCAGGGCGATGATCGAGACTTCCATCTGTGTCGGAACGGTATAACCACCAAGCGTGTTATCGCCGGTGCTCATTGCGTTCTTGACCGTCTGGATTCCGTGGTCACGACACCACAGCGCGGACTGTTCATCCTGCCCGATGGTTGCCATCAGCCAGCGACCTGATGCGTAAGCGTCTGCCTCTGCGTCTGGTCCCTTAAAGGCTTTCAGGTTCGCGTGTTTGCGGGCCTGAGCCGGGACAACGATCTTATTCCGCTCTTTTTCCAGGTCGATGACCCGCTGTGGATCGTGTTTCCGAGATCCACCCTCAGCGAAGGCCGCACGCTGCTCGTATTTCTCCAGGCTTTCAATCTCTTTCTCGAGACTGTCCTGAAGTTCGGGAACCTGCTCGTCGAGAATCTTATTGATTTCGACTTCTTCCTCAGCGGTCAGGTCGCGGTTCTCGTGGTCAGCAAGGTCGTTAAACGCCTTTACTTCGCTTTTGAACTTCTCAATCTGCTCCTCTTTCGCAGAAATTGAGGCGTTCAGCTTCTCAATTTGCTTTTCAAAAGCCATGCCTTTGCACCCTTATCGTTTGGTGAAGGCATGAAAAAAGCGACACACCTTCACAGTTAAGTGAATTTGTGCCGCTGATGAGTTGCACTTATGGAATATGTTGTAAAAGGCCGCTAATGAGTTGCCTTTTTCAATGTGGCAAATTTGCCACATGCAGAATTTCTCTAGTTATCAGGTATTTTTACAAGTTTTGTCATTGGTGTCAATAGCAAATAGTTTAACTCTCACCCGAGTCTTTCTGGGCGTGCCTTTTGTCTCTTTACGGTCCTTCCGGCTGGTGTCGATCACCTCAGTAACGAACCCTGCATCCAGAGCCTCCTGAGCGTCCATGTAAGTACCGTCAGCACCGTCCTCGCCGTTCATCAGGTCCACGATTTCATCGCGTGACAGCGATGTCTTGCGGTCGTACATGTCAACCAGACCGTCTGCCGTCTTGTCCAGCATGTTCGCCAGTGCTCTGAACTCGGTAGCGTTGCCCATTGCGATGGTCCATGGATTGTGAATCATCACCTTTGCATTGTCTGCGATGGTCCGCTGGTCGCCCACCATTGCGATTACAGACGCCGAAGACGCCGCGATTGACGAAATGTGCGTAGTGACTTCGCTGGGCCATTCAGAAATCTGGTTGTGAATGCTGATTGCCTCATACACCGAACCACCGGGAGAGTCGATCACCACCCGCAACGGCTGCGAATCATCCAGATCAGATAGGGCATTCTTCACATCATCGGCTGAGATTCCAAACCATGAATCAATCTCGTCGTTAATGTGGATGGTATTGGTTGCCTTGTTGTGGATTTCTCCGATCTTCTCAAGTTCCAGGTTCTCTGGCTTGTGCCGGTTGTCATTCACCTTCGGGAGTGTCAGCTTCTTTCTCATTATTTCGATCCTCGATAATAAGTCTGGTTAATTCGTTTGCCCTTTTCGACCATTCGCCGTTTATGTCCTCAACAGCCGCCGTCAGCTCGCTCTGTGTGCATCCTCCTGCGATCTCTGACCAGATATGCTTAGATTTGTCAATGTATGCGTCCAGGGTCGCCACAGTTGCGCCCATTGGCTCTATGAGTTCCCAGAGTTTGTCAGCGAACTGAGCGTAAAACTTGTCAACAGCCTCTGTGAAGTTCTTCGCCGTCTCTGATGTCTTTACAATCCGGTTACCTTCCATGCGTACAAGGCCGGTCACAGCCGCCTCGATGATGTCGGAGCTTTCTTCCTGTGTGGTGTCGTTGCTGAATTCCTCCTCAGATCCCACCGCAGACATGTTCAACGGAACCAGATACTCATCCAGACCGTCTACAGGGTTCATGTTTTCCTTAATTCTGACCTCATTTCTATTCAACCAGCCGTCCTGAATCGCCTTCCCGTAGGCTTCAAAGCGGCTCTGTGTGTCGCCTTTCAGCAGTGCAGCGGTGTTGAACTCGTAGTAATACCCCTGATTCTTCTGCTGGTCGGTCAGGAGCTTGTCCGTGCATTCCTCCTGCCACGTAACAAGCCAGTACATCAGCGAAGTCGTGAGGTAATCGCGGTTCTGTTCCTCAATGTTCGTGAATGTAGCGCGACTGAGATCACCTACCTTGTGTGGCGGGAGATTAAACCACGAGGCAATCTCAGTGCGCTGAAACTCGCGGGATTGCAGGAACTGTGCTTCCTCGTTCGTGAATGCCAGTGGTTTGAATTCAGCACCACCCCAGAGCATACCGACCTTATGCT